CGGATATGGCCCTCTCGTTACCCTAGACCAGATCAGGTAAACAGGTACGGTGATCGTATCGCCCCTACCTTAATGGATGAGCTTATCGCTAATGACAAGCTGGAATGGCAACCTACAGACCCCATGAGATTCGATGAAGAAGACTTACTAGAACGTGAGTTATCTTATGGACGCTCAGGGTATGCACTACAGTTCCAACTAGACACAAGCTTAAGCGATGCAGACAGACACCCCTTGAAGCTTAAAGACCTTATCGTTATGTCAGTAGACATTTCTAAGGCTCCTGAGAAGCCAATACACGGTACTCTAAGCCACCTTGAAGTTAAAGACGTACCCAACTTAGGGATGCGTGGAGACCGCTTCTACGAGCCTTTTAAGCTCTCTGGTGATTGGGTAGATTACTCAGGTTCAGTCATGGCGATAGACCCCTCTGGTCGCGGTAGTGATGAGACCTCCTATTGTGTCCTTAAGATGCTCAATGGCTTCCTCTACTGCCCTGATGCTGGTGGTGTAGACGGTGGTTACTCAGGGCAGACGCTAGAGTCTTTAGTAGACATTGCTAAGAGAAACAAGGTGAACTATGTGCTAGTAGAAAGTAACTTCGGTGACGGTATGTTCAGTGAACTAATCAAACCTTACTTTACTAAAGCATACCCTGTGACCTTGGAAGAAGTCAGACACAGCAAACAGAAAGAGTTAAGAATCATTGACACTCTTGAGCCAGTGATGAACCAACACAGGCTAGTGTTCGATAAAGACGTGATTCAGAAGGACTACGATTCGATTCAGAAGTATCCTAATGACATAGCTCAGAGATACTCACTGTTCTACCAGATGACTAGGATAACTAAAGATCGTGGAGCGTTAGCCCATGATGACCGTTTAGATGCCCTAGCTATGGCTACAGCCTACTGGGTCGAACAAATGGCTACAGATGCAGACGAGCTAATGGTAGAAAGACACAATGAACTCCTAGACATAGAGCTAGATAAGTTCATAGGAAATCTCAATACAAGCGATATGCGAGTCTCTAGTAACTCTTGGATATAAAACCTCTGTTTGAAAACGCTCTACAGCCTTAGTGCTGTGGGGCTTTCACTGACCCCCCTTGTTTATCAATTCGCGTACCCTTCTAAGGGAACTCGTTGCCTCCCTATAGATAACCTCATCTTACCCAGCGATATACTACTACTACATACCCCCCTACCTACATACATATACAATACTACATACTACATACTTCCTACCTATACATATATGATTATATATCATATAGGGTGCAAGTATTTATGGAGTCTTGTGGATGGTCTTATGGATGGTCTTGTGGATGGTCTTGTGGAGTCTTTAAGATTTATAACTAAAAATATGTTATCCTTTTTTAATGTATGCGGGAGGCCGCTACCCCCCTAGACCCCCTTAGAATCCTTTTGAAAGCGTCAGTTACCACCAGATTACCGTTGAGATACCCTAAGCTGTTGATTTATATAGGCTTTATAGGGGATACTAAATGCTCTTGAAGGCTCATAAGGACTCAATAAGCCCACACCATAAGGCTTTCAAGCCCTTTCAAAACTCTCTCTTTTTCCAGCCTATTGTTTTCTTTTTACTACCTATTGTTTTCACCTATCCTGAACACCTATCTACAGACACCTTAGAAACCTCCTACCTATATAGGCACCAAAAAGACCACCCATTACAGTCATTAGCTCACAAGTGTCTTGACATTAGGCGCGTATTGCGATAATATGATTGTGTCGTCAAGGCAAGCACCATCTGCCCTGCATGACCCGCTCTTTAACAATTTGGATTAGCTTGGCAGATGCATTGGGAAACCTTGTTGAATGTCAGACATACGTTGTGGGTTCCCTAGTGAGCTTAATGTCTGGTTGCGTAAACTTGTTACTACCTAAAGTAAGCTAATTCAATTGTTAAGGGGCCAACGCTCTTTAAACCTCCAAACATTTTCCATCATCTGCTTTGCACATTAACCGTGATATTGCTGTCTGCCGAAAGGTCATCTGATTAGATAGACATATAGCACCACGACTTATGAATACCGCCACCTGTACAGATACTAGGGTCTGTACAAATAAGCGCGGTACGGCAAAGGGGATGCTTGGAGGTTTAACAAAACCTTTTGCTTTTCACAAGTCAAAGGTTTGATTAAATTTCTAACAAACATTAAGGATTTAATTATTATGAGCATTACATACAAAAGCTGTAAGCCTGTATCTGACAGGTTTAACGAGAATAACGACTGTACTGTCAAGGCGATAGCCATTGCCACTAACACGCCTTATATCAAGGCGCACGATGTTATGGGTAAGCTGGGACGTGTAAAGCGTAGAGGTATACGCTCTTCTCTCTGGGAATCTACATTCGCTAAAGAAACATTAGCTAAACTTAATTACTCGCATAAGGTAGTTAAAAGCCAAGCTAAAACAATTAGCACCTTGCCTAACTACCTCGACCCTAATAAAAACTATGTCGTATTAGTACGGGGCCATGCGCTTGCAGTTGTGCGCGGTGTTGTTCAAGACTTCACGGCTGGCTCTAAGCGTAGAGTATTAAGTATATGGGAGGTAAAGCCTACCGTATCAAAGAACGCTCAACGAAAACTCGCACGTTATGGTTAGCCCATCAATGTGCATTTAACATGGGTGGTTCATTCGGAATCACCTATCAATAACAGCTATCACAAAAGGAATAACCTAATGGAACGTATAACTAACCAAATGCTAGAACAACAGGTGTCGCACCTAAACACGCTATTCAACAACGAAGAAAAGACTCCGTACAACCCTCTCAATGATGTTGGGTTTTATACCCTTAGTCATGCTTATGGCGGCGTAGAGTTGCAAAGGGTGGCTAATGCTAAAGGCGGTGTTAACTGCGTATCTAGAGGGGGCCATATAGGCAAGCGACAGCTACATGACTGGATATGCGCTTATATCTGCGGCATTGAACAAGCTCATATTGCAGCAGTACGCGCTGGTTTATATAAGTAAAAACCCAAACCTGTTGTTTTGGTGTAGCGGCTCCAATTCCCCTGAAGCTGTTACCACAAACCAACCACCCTTTAATAAAACTAACAACGAGGTATTACCCAATGAGAACTATAGAAAAGCAAATGTGGCAAGCTATCGAATGTCAAGACCGCCAATGGTCAACAGGTAACACGGCTGTTGAATACCGCTTCAACGATGACGTTTCAAGAGTGTACTTGCATGGTCATCATATAGCGGATTACGACCACGGTACCGAGTCAGTAGCACCAAACCTAAAGACTCTTAGAGCTTGGCCTACAAACGTCACTAGAAGCCGTTTGAGGGCGTTAGGTGTGGACGTTAAACAGGTTAACGGAACTCAGTTTATTAATAGTGAGGCTATCTAATGAATACTCAAGACTTGCAGTACAACGCAGATTGGCAGACCCAAACACGCGGAACCAACGACTCTGAATACCAGCTATACCTGTCGTTTGCTGATGATGGTAAGGGCATAGACTTTACAACAGGTAAGCCTATGAAAACCTATGACGAATGGATGAACAGCTAATGGAAATCACAATAACCGAACACCACGCAGAGAGCCACAACGAAGACTTTGAACCCACCTTGTTTGAGGGCTTTACCGATGATCTATTGTGGAGCAGTGACGATGACTAACCTACAACGCAGGAAACGGGAGCAAGCCATGCGCTTGTTCTTAGCGCAGCTATTATGCTGGACGCTCTTAGGGTCTTCATTGGCCCTTTTTATTGTCTCTTATTTAGTGACCTATCATTAACCAGCTATCACAGCGAAGCGAGGGTATCAGAATGAAAGCATCAAACGTAAACGTAAGCTATTACACCACCGTTGACTCAATAATAAAGGCTATGGATTTAATCGAAAATGACAGCGTGAATTATGACGGTAACTGGTTGCGCGGTGGGCCTGACATACAGCTAAAAGAAGGGGCTAAAAAGAAATTAGTCGCGCTACATACACGGTTATATAACATTGACTTAGGGGAATAGTGATGGACTCAATCACACTATTTAACGTGGTCTTTTTACCACACACTTGGCCTCTTGTTTTCGGAGTGCCGAGTATTTTGATTACTGGCGCTTTAATTGGCGCAGTATATGAATTAATATCTAACTTGAATAATGGAGAGTAACGATGAACTTATTACAAAGTATGCTACTAACACGCGAGCAAATGCCAGCCGAACATAACGGTAAAAAGATCAACTCAAGGTTGATGAAAAATGTCCGATACGGGTGCGCTGTTTA